ACCCATGGTGACGCCAAGAAGGTGGAACCCGCAGAGCACAGAAGGCTATACAGAGTTTTTCGGGACATGCACCAACGGTGCTCAAACACGAAAAACAGGAGATTCCACAGGTATGGCGGGAGGGGTGTGCGCGTTTGCTGGGCTTGGTCTGACTACAGAGTTTTCAAGGCGTGGGCTCTTGCAAACGGGTACTCACAGGTCTTACAGATCGACCGCGTAGACAATGACGGGGGTTACTGCCCAGAAAACTGCCGTTGGGTCACACAGAAAGAAAACTTGAAGAACAGGGATCTATCTGCAGTGGGTGAGCACTGCCGAAAACTGGACCCGGAAAAAGCAGCTCTCATACGAAGTGGTGGGAGCCCCCGCATATTGGCAAAGGAACTAGGTGTAAGTGAAAGCCTTATCTACAAAGTAAGACGAGGGGAGAGGTGGGTCTAAATGCGAATTTACATAACAAAACTGACCGACGTGGATCTTCTGCGCCAGGCGTGCAAGTTCACCACGCATGGGCAAATAGACAGTATGATGTCGCTCGATAATATTTACAGATGCGAACACTCACCTATGCGCACGCAGCTTTTCTGGATCGAAATGTTGGGTATTCCTAGTTTCGTTTCTACTCATTTTGTCAGGCATTCTGTGGGTATCACAGGTCATTTCGTTCAGACCATGAGGGACGACCGGGGTGCGGATGCCGTCGCTGACCGCAACACCCCTGTCAACCACGCCATGTTGATCAACGCACAGGCCTTGATCAACATGGCCAGGAAGCGGCTTTGTCACAAAGCCCACCCAGGAACGCGCCTCCTATTTGAGAGCATCAAGGACCACCTCAAACCGATAGATCCGGATCTCGCCCGGTACATGGTTCCGGAATGCGCCTACCGTGGCGACGTGTGCCACGAGCTGAAACCCTGTGGGAGGACCCTGCTATGAGCGCCAATCTCTGCGACGTCTGCGGGGAACCCTTCGACCGGACGCACCACCTGCAGAAGAGGCACCTCGGCGCCTGCACCCAGGAGTACGACAGGCGCACCGCCCGGGAACGGTACCGGCGCAAAATAGAAAAGATGCGGACATGGAATCCGGAACCACAAAAGTGTGAGTACTGCCCTACTATATTCAAGCCCCGGGTCCATGGACAGATCACCTGCGGGGACCCTGTCTGCAAACAGAAGCACAAATCCTTCCGGAACAAGCTGCTGACAAAAGCCTGGAGGGAAAAAGAGCGGGACAGAAAATTTGGGGTGCTCTTCGAGAAGCCCATGCCCTGCCCATTTGTGGACGAGCTGGACTTCCTGCCGCATGGGTGCAAGAGTTTCCTCGAAGCACAAATGAACCCAATGGGCTGACACTATGAGACTTTGCGAAAACCCTGACTGTCAAAAACCTTTTGAGCCTTGCGTACACAATCAGCGAATCTGCGACAGAGGCGCCTGCAAGGAATGGAAAGGGCGGGCGAACAGGAAGGCCTACCGGGCGCGGTTAAATCAGAGTCGCGGTAGCCCACTGTGGGAGGTCGAATGCCTGACATGGGCGGACGGCTGCTCGGTCAACGCCATCCTGTTCTGTCCATTTCCTGGAGTGACACACAGATAAAAGCCCCCACAGCCGTGGGGGCTTTTTGCGTTTATGGGGCACCGTAGACAGGGACTATGGCATCCACCTCTTCTATGGTCTGCGCGGCGCTCAGGGCGTCCTGGTACGCGAGGCGCTGGCCGACGATAAGGCCAGACAGGGCGAGCCACTGTGCCCGGTTTGCGGAGATCCGCTGGGCCATCTCTATGGGGGTCATTCCCCGGGTCGCGGCTATGGCCCGGACAAGAGGCGCGGGAGCGTCTGGGTCGAGGAGCAGAGCATCCGCCTCCACGGCCTGCTGATCCCAGGTCAGTTTCTCCATGGCGCCATATTCGACTGCGAGGGACTGCAGGAGGTTCTCAGCACCATCGCGGATCTCTGCACCTTTGCGGATCTTCGCAACCTCAAGGGCCTTCTCTGTGTTTACTGTTATCTTGGTCATACATTACCCCCTTCACCCACAAGTGCCTGACGGCTCTCCTTGAATGCAGTCCTTGCGGCCTTGGCGGCCTTGGCGGTAAGCTCATCTACGAGTGTTTGGTTTACTGTTATTCTTTGCATACTAGAACTCCCAGCTTACGTTGATTGTGCCAGCGTCGAACTGGTCTGTGCCGTTCACGGTTGTGATACGGATGCGATCAAGTATGTCTGACAGAGTAACTCTTCCTGATGCTACATTGCTCCTACTCGTCGCGCCAATGGAATGATTCACACCCGCAATTAACCACGTGTTCCCGTTGACGGGCATCAAAGTATAAAGCCCCTGATAACTTTCTGAGGCTTGAGAGTACCCAAGCGTGAAGCCTGTAGTGCTGGTGATGGTTGATAAGGTTGTGTCCGATAGGTTCTTACCTGTGGCGGCGTACCCCGACGTTTGAAATGCACCTGCCCCTACTTGTATTTGGATATAACTTGCGCCATTCGTACTAACCCCATCAAACATCACAGTGACCCGCTTGACACCAGCGGGTATATCGAAGTCTACGAAGGTTCCTGTAGCAGCCTTCGCTGTTCCAAGGAATATGTTGCTATGGTTCTGCATGACTGCAAGCACCTTATTAACAAAGTCCTTGAACAGCCCTTGCGTCACTTTAGTTAACGCCATATTCACCTCCTCCGTATCCATCAGGTTCACTGAAGTCCACCACAAGGGCCTCCTGTGGGACACCCTGCGGTATATTGGTTGCATCTACAATTATAAAAGGGACACCTGCGGGTACGTCTTTGATCGCAGTCTGCATCGGGTCGAGTGCTCCAGTGGGGGCCATGATGGCTACACTTGAGTCTTGCTGTGGGAAGAGAATTACTTTAGTTGTCATATTAGTACCTATCGTATACAGAATAGTGTTGTATCTGGGTAGTTAACAGGCGTGGCCCCATATCCAGTTCTTATTGTCACGCTGTTAGTTGTTTTATTGTCAGGTGGAGCACCCGCACCAGTACCCTTTAAGGACACACCACTCTCTGGTGATCCTGTTCCACTTCCACCAACAGCGCCCCCAATTGCGTAAGAGGTGTCTTGTATCGGCGTTATGAAATTTACAGTAAAATCACCAGTACCGTTCCTCACCACACTACTTACATTCCCACTCGCTCTAATAGTCGGAGGCGTAGTAGTCCCATCAAAGTTCACCCACGCACGACAGGCATACTTAGGGGCATCCCCAGGAGCCACAATCTCAGCAGCGTCCAGCTTGTCGTTCAACTGGTTCACAACACTCTGAGCATTAAGGATCGCAGGGTTGCTGATTACGTCGAACGCTTTGATGCACCAGAGGTACGCAATGCCTTTGACGCGGGTTTCGTCGGCTACGCGAGGTGTGCCGTTGGTGCCGTCACTAACATAAGTTTTAATGGCGTTCTTTTTATTAGACCATGTACTAGACCCAGAGTTTATCCACCCGTCTGTTGCTGATGGAGTCACGGATCCTCCAGAGGCAGTGCCGTCACCGTGCCAGTGCCCCTGAAACGCATCCTCTTCCACCAGACCAACAGGACGAGTACCAGATGCACCACGGATGTACCGATCTCTGGCATCAGGAACCCTGAACGTAGTCGATCCATCACCGGGACTGAACTTACCTATCGTCCATGCACCATCAGATGCAGCCATGTTTCCACTGGTCTGAGCATGTGCCCACAAGTCAGCGTAGCCTGTACGAGACAGCAACTGGCCTTGCAGTACCACGCTACCAGCAGGTGCAGTTGTTCCGGCGAACGGGAACACCATACCTATAGGCATCTTGTACAACTGAGCAGCATCCCTTGCGGCCTCTGCCTGATCTCTCAGGGCAGTCAGCACAGACTCACCTGCCATCGTAACGGACACAGCTTCCCATGTGGTAGTCTCAGTGACAACATCACCAACCTTAACAGTGTTCTCATCAACAAACGTGAGAGTATCACCAGCCTGTTTCACACCATTCAAGTACACGGCCACATTACCAAGGATAGGATCATACACCCAAGGGAGTACAATGGTATCCTGGCCTACAGCGAGTTCCCCTTCAGAGGAGAGGATGCCAATACTGGCAGCAGCGAGTTCTGCGTCGAGAACGCTCTGGGAGGCGGCGTCTGCATGGCCTTCTGCCAAAACCACTTGAGCAACAGCAAGGGCTACCTGATCTTCAGCTAGAGGGACCTGCGCCGCCGCAGCACTGGCGGATACCTGCGCGGCATCCCTGGCGTCGTAGATGCTGGCGAGGAGATCCTCCGCTGTCCCGGAACTGGTGATCCCTATCTTGACCGACCGGGACAGCTCCTCCTTGAGCTGCTGCAGCTCTGCGGTCTTCTGGTCCAGGGCGGTCTCAACGACCTCCGGGTCCCACCTCGTGCCGCTGACAAGATCCACCTCCTGCAAAAAAGGCATGGCCCGCTTGATGGTGATTTTCCACCCCAGAGGGAGTGGCGGGCCAGAAGTCGGGTAGGTCACGGTACCACCAAGACCCGCGAGAACGGCAGACCAATCCAGCGCCACCGAATCCGCGCCTGTCGGGTCTGACAGGATGACTTCGATGTCAGCCTCCTGCCAGACCTTGAAGGCAAACGGCCAGGAGGTCTGGACCCCGTCACCGTTCAGTGTCACCTTGGACACGGTTGAACTCATCGTCATGAAAAACTACCTCCTGGATTTTGGTTTGCTGTAGAACAGGTCGCGGACTTCAAACTCCGGATCTTCCCCGGTGATGTAGTCCCAAATGTTGCCCAGTGTAATGACTGGCTGCTTCAAGGGCAACTGGAGCGCGTAGCCCACAGCTTCAATGGTGGGCTTCACGGCACGCTCCGGTTCCTCTTCTTCGATGGCCTTTCCAACCGACCTGGCCCACTTGACCAAGGAGGCAGGAGCCCCTGCAGACGGGGAGAGCTGATAGTCGTAACCACTCTCGATGGCGCTGGCGATCTCCTTGACGTATCCAATGGTCAGGAACGGGTAGACGAGGAGGTTACCCATAGCCCATTCCCACCATTCCTCGTCATCGTCAGGGCCGCGCCCTGCCACCAGCTCGGAGAGGATGGCTGGCAGGAACCACAGCATGAGTGCGGAGGCTGCAGCTGTCGGGATGTCGGACACGCTCTTGGTCTTCGAGACCCGGCGGTACGCAAGCTGGTAGAACGCGGAGAAGTAGGAGTAGAACATGGTGAACTGGCGCTGCAGCTCGCCACCTCTCTGAATCCTGGCCAGGTCCTTCATGGAGCCAGAACTCTGAGACAGACGGACGATGGAGTCTGCATAGGCCACGGCCTTCGCCTCGTCGCCCAGGTTCTCGGACAGCCCTCTCTGGTACGCCCCCCACCATGTTGGAAGATCCACCCCGAGCTGCATGTACCCAATCCCCTTGAATGCAAACTCATCCACCTGGCGCCGCAAGGTATCCACCGTGGTCAGGCCTTTCATGGATTCCCGCACGTCCCGGTCGAAGCTCTTGATGCGGTTCGCCATGAAAGCGGACTTCTCGGTGATCTGGTCATAGACCTTGTGGATCTTGAGAGAATTGCCGTAGACGTGCTTGAGGCCGACCGCTGTGTACTCAGCCCCCAAGAGATCCACGGTCTGCAGGATGCCCAGAGGCTGCGTGACCATGGTCGTGACCTTGAGACCCATGTTCATGATCGTGGCGCCCTTCCGCGCCCAGCGCGACAGACGGATGATTTGGTTGGTCGGGTCCTGGCGCTCCCGGGCCACGTCCTGCAGCCAAGGCATGAATTCACGGTAGGCCTCGGGGCTCAGTGCGTCCTCAACCATCTTCCGGACCGCCGGGCGTTTCATGAGCTTGGCGACCTGCACGACAGCCTTGCGGTGCGTGAGATCATGGACTGTGTTGTACAGGTGGTCGGTGATGACTGACAGCTCAAGGGACACGGCCTGACTCGCACCGGTCTTGGCCCTCTCTTTCAGATGGTTGTGCTTGGTCTGCGCGGCGCCGTAGTTGCGTCCACCAAACAAGGATTCATCGAGGGACTTCTGGTCTCGGCTGAAAGCCGTGAAGGACAGATCAGTGTCGTAGACCGCCGGGTAGTATCCGCCGGCCAGGACACCATGCATCGTGGCCAAGGGGGTCGGCATGACCCGCTCGGGCTCACGGCCTGTCAGATCCTTCTGCAGCTTGAAGCTCTCGTCCCGGAAGGTGTCCATGTAGTCCCAAATGCTCTGAACGAATTTCCAGTCCTTGGCTGTGAGCAGCTCTTCTGTCTGGGTCATCCGCTGGAAGAGCGCGTCCAGATCCCATTCCGGGAACCCTTCGCGCAGGCGCAGGGTGTTGCCCTCGTTGCCCATGTTCAGCGCGATGGCCAGGATCTCTGATTTCTGCAAACTATCCTGGATCTCAGGTATGAAAATGCTCTTACCCATGCCTTTCTTGATCGGGTCGAAGAGGCTGTGGATCTTGGTGCCCACAATCTTCATCCGTTCGCTGCGGGCATTCTCTGCCTCGGCGATGGGTCGGAAGAACATGTTCCACCAGTGACCGTGCTCCCATCCATCGAGGTCGAGGAGCAGGGCCTCCATCTTGGCATGGAAGGCATGCAGGTGCGCGAAGGTCTTCCGGAACCTGCTCTTCCGTTTGGACCGCTGGCCACTGTTCAGTTTTCGACCTTCGAGGGACAGGGCCAGTCTGGCCTCTGCCTCTTCCATGGCGAGGCGCTCACCGTTGATCAGGACGGTGCGCTCGTGGCGGTCCACGGTCCTGATCACGTTCACGGCCTGGCGGATCTGATCGAACTGATCGACGGTCAGGTTCTGGATGTCCACATATGCGGAGTTCTGCAGGACGAATTCATCGAAGTAGGCACCGTATTCGTCCTCGCGCTCTGCGGCCCACTCGGCCAAAGTGGCCCGGTCCTGCCCGACCATATCCTGGTTGTACGCGGCCCAGGCTTCGCCTTTCTTGAGCTTCCTGTACGGCATGAGGCCGTACTGGACACCCAAGGTGCGGAGCAGATCCTTGGCCCCGGGCAGCAGGCTCTTCTGTTTGGCGCCCTTCTTGATGGCCTTGCCCAGCTTCTCCACCTGGCCGCGAAGCTTCATGGATTCCATGAACAGGGCATGGTTCAGCAGCTCAAGCCTCTTGGCGGCCAGGGCCTCCTTGGTCTTGCCCGCTTTCTTGGCATCCCGAGCCTGCATGGCGGCCTTGCGCTCTGCCCGGGCGAACTTCTTGTAATCGATGGCGCTCTTCATCGGCATGCCAAGAAGAGTCTGCTTGGCCACCTCACGCGCTGCAGCGGCGTCCAGGGCCCGGGCCATAGCGCCCTGCTGCTTGGACTGCTTCTCGGCCAGGAGGGCGAACTCCGCGACCAGCAGGGCCAGCCGTGAGTCATTATGATACGCCTCGTCCGCAGCCACGTCGGTGTCCGCGTCGAGCAGGCCCTGCAGGATCTTCTGCCGCTCCTGCTCCACCCTGGCGTCCACCTCGACCTTGAGGGCAGCCTGCTTGGTGACGGCTGTAGCCATCTCCTGCAGCATGGCTGCCGCGCTGTCATAGCCGTGCTGGGCTGCGACCACGTTGGCATCCAGATCCCCGCCGACTTTCACGATCTTCCATTTTTTGGAAATGGCCTTGCGGGTCTCTTCTCCCACCAGATGGTCGATGTCCCCCAGCTCGAATCCCCCGTTCCGGGCGGCCTCGATGGCCAGGTAAACCGGGCGGCTCTCGACCTCGCTGCGCAGCTCGTCAGCCAGTGCCTTTCGCCCGCCCTGCGACTTGATGTATGCCTCGGTCAGGCGGCGCAGGTGCGCGGCATGGGAATCCTCGATGGCTTTGTTTCTGAGCTTGTCGAGGCGCTCCTGGTCCGCTGCTGCCACTCCATCAGCGGCGTCGAAGAAGGGCCGCTGCGCTGCATAGAAGGCCTCAACTTCCATCATATCCCGCTCGGTTGCGAAGAGCCTGTCGAAGATCGGGGTCAGGGCCGGGTTGAATTCAGTGCCGCTGCCCGCGAAGATGTTTTCAATCTCGCGGTATACGGCGCGGAGCCACTCGGAGTATTTTGTAAACAGGCCGCGCAGACCAAGAGCCGGGGCCTCGCCTTTAGCGAAATAGGCTTCCAGGTTTCTGGCCCACTGCTCATGAGCCGCCACGGGGATCTGGCCATCATCGATCTTGAGGGCGTCTTTGGCCTGGGACCACAGGGCCGCGATGGCTGCCGGGGCGTCCTGCTGCAGGGCCATGTCCCGGATCATCTCGAGGTAGAGGTGACCTGTCTCGTGGATGAAGCTTGACTGGTCCGCCTTCTCGAACAGTTCGATCAGGGGTCGGCCAGACTTGGTCTTGAAGGTAAAGGACGCCTTGGGCTGCTGCTGGTCCTGGTAGAGCGGCTGGCCCTGCATGATGTCCTGGCGCATCTGGTCGGTGAGGGGCACGATCCATACTTGTTGGGACTTGGTATCCCCCCTGATGTCGTACCCGTCGGAGTCCATTCCTTTGAACGCACCTTCCGACGTTTTGACATCCGCCTCGCCTATCTTCACGCCCCACTTCTTCACATACTTGCCAACTTCGGCGGGGAGGATCTTGTCGTAGAATCCGATCATGCCGGTGCCGCCGACCTTGAGGTCGAGTCCGGAAAGTGTTTTGGCAATAGCGCCAAGCCCAGATCCGTCATTATGGTTCGCATAGGGCTGCGCGAGCAGCCTATCCGCAACCTCTTTTCCTACGTAATCCGGAAGATCTTTCTGTTCAACGAGCTTGTCAACTACACGCCTCCCGCTCGGGTCTGCGGCCATGAGCCATCCCGGCTCGCCGTCGCGCCAAGCCTCAGGGGCCATGCGCCCACCGCTATTTTGCGAGTATGTGACTTTAGAGATTTGCTTGCTCAAGTCGTATCGCTCGGCCTGCACCTCGCCAGGCGCCCATGCTACGGAGTCATAGCCCTGCTCGGCAGCCATGCGCAGGACGCGCTTGAAGGCCAGCATAGCCCAGGACTTCTTGAAGGGGGCGCTCGGCACAAGAGAACCCATATCATTCAGCGCGTTGATATTGTCGACAATCCACGCGGTATCATCAACGGACACGCCAGCCTCCGCGATCATCGGCCCTGTCCATGACGCGGTATCTTTCGGTAACAACGGATACTTTTCAACCAATGCGTCAACCTTGGTTTTAACGTCGTACCCCTTCCTCCTCCCTTCCTGATGCCAATCGCTCTGGATCTCCTCTATGAAAAGGATCTTCTCGCCGTTCGTGCCGGTGCGGTCGTTGAGGCGAACGTGGGCGAGGACGTTGGGCTCGTCCCAGTGAGCGGACTGATATGAGCCCCGTGCGAGTATGGCGTCAGAAAGATCTCTGTATTCTGCTCGCAGCTCTTCTCTTCTCTGCATGGTTTCCGGAGTCAACTCCATGTTTTTTAATTCAGCCTCTATGGCATTTTTCCTGGCGCTCTCGCCGTTGGACGCGTCGGGCAGCGTCAGCAGCACTTCCCGGTAGTTCTCGCCACCGGGGAGTTGGTATCTTGAATACTTTGTACCGTCGCTTCCCGTTCCCTCGTCTAGGAATAGTGAATCATCGTCGATTTCAATATCCATCTCTTTAGCGTAAGACTCGGCCTTGGCCCTGGAATCAAAGTATTGGTTTTCTTCGCCATCATATACGACCCACGAATCGCCTTCGCCCTTTGTCACCTCCTCAATCTGTGGCCCACCCTGGCGCACGAACTCAAGGACCTGATCCTTGGAGACCTTGCCAGCACCCTCGAGCCAATCGATGAGGCCCAGGTCCTCCAGCTCCTCGGTCTTGATGCCAGCGGTCTTCTTGATCCTGTTGGCCAAGTCGCCCCCGGGCATGGTCTTGAAGTCCATGCCAGAGATGGCGTTCTCGACAGCGGAGTAGAAGCCCAGCTCGTTCTGGGCCAAGGTCGGTCCCTGCACCAGCTCCACAGGCACGTCTGTGTGCTGATCGCCCAGGAGCACGGCCACACCTTTGGTGCTCTGCGCTTCGGGGTTCCAGTACCCGTCGAAGCCTGCGTCAAGGATAGCGGATTCCATGTCATTGGCGGCCTGCGCCGGGTCTTTCATCCGGTCGGCATACGCGGCGGCAACGATCCCGAGGGGGTCATCGAGGACGTTGTAGATATTCTGGAGATTGACGGCGTGGATGTTCGCGCCGACACCCGGCTCGGGACGGATGCCAGAGCCGGTGTCAACGTAGAAGTGAATGCGCTTTTTGAGGCGGACGTCGGAAGAGAGGTCGAGGCGCCTGGCCTCGGCCCCTTTTATTCCGGATCCGTAGAAGTGTCCGGAGAGGGATTCTCTGGGCTCGCGGGAGTAGTGGATTCCGGTGACGGACTCGGCTCCTTCCACGGCTGACCCGTATGCTGCTCGTACAGCCTGTGAATCGACTCCTCCAAAGACCTGTGGGCCTCTGCCTCGAACGGGGGCAAGCTGGTGGAGGGTTCTGACTCCTTGGGCGTCGAGGGATTCGCGGAGGAGCCGGGTGGCTTCATTCCGAAGATTATTCGCCCGCCCTTGAACGGATGTCCGTCTGGCAGCGGTCGGTTGCTGATTCGTGTCATACTGGTATGCCTCCTTGTCAATAAAGGCGGAAAAGACCTCGTCGTCTGCAACGACAAAAGCACCGCCAAGATGCTTATCTACTATATCCGCAAGGGCTTTCGTGTCAATGCCAGAGAAATTTAGGATGACCATATGGCCGTTGGCCGTGGTGTGCCCGCCGACCAGTTTCTCGCCGTCCTGCTCCAGCTCCCAGAGCTTGTCGTACAGGGCCTCGACTTCCTTGGCACCATATCCTTCGGGAAGATCGATGGTCACCGCGCCGACCGGCTGTGTACCCACAGACTGCCTATCCGACACGACCATCATGCTGTCCTGGGACAGGGAGAAACCCAGGAGTTTGGCTGCAGAAATAAGCAGCTCGGGGCGGTCGAGAACCAAAGCCATGGACGGATTCGTCGCCCCCATGTAGCCGCCGAGCTGCAGGTCCATAGACCCGGAGACCCCAATCTCAGCCAGGACTTTTGGGACCACGGCCTGTGCGACCTGCTGGCTGACAGCCTGTTTTACGTCCTGGGGCAGAGCGTCCCACTCGGCAGTCAGGGCCACGTCGTTCGGGTCCGGTGCGACCTCAAAGAAGACACGGAAACCATCGGACTCGGTCTTGCCCGCAGGGTCTCGTGCGTCGATAGCGGCCTGCGCAGGCCCTTCATATGTGCGCTGCACTTCATCCGTGAAGGGCACAGTGGACCAGCTCGGGGGTGTGACACCGCTGGCCAGCTCGAAGATCTCTTGCTGGGCCTGCTCCTGCTCGATCTCACCATCTTTGTATCGCAGCCAGATATCATTGGCAGCCTGCTTCAGACTCTTTTTCTTGGACGCCTCGAACAGCCCGCGCACGGCCTCCCAAGTGATAGACTGCATCTCGCGGGGCAAGAGACCCCGGGCCGCAGCCGCACGCTTATAGGCCTCAAGGTAGAGTGGGTAGGTCCCGTTCATGCCGGTGACATTGGAAGAAGCGGACCCGGTCCCGCCGAAAGCCTGCAGGACCTCAGTGTCGGCAGCGGCCAAGGGGCGCAGCATTGCAGCGGCCACGGCGTGGGTGTCGATGGTCGTGAAGCCCAGAGGGCTCGCTGGATCGAAAAGGTTGTTATAGAAGTTCCGGACTTTGTGCTCCTGCCCGATCTGGTAATAGACGTTCTCGGCCCGACCATCGAGGAGGATGGACACACCCTTGGCAATGGTGCCGTAGGACTTCCAGGCGTTGGTAGCGTCAGCACCGGAATTGGTCTTGGCAAAATCAGCAGCGCCGCCCTCGGGTGTCAGGACCCGGTAGGCCCTGCTGTTGTGTGTCTGGTCGTAGACGCGAATCCAACGAGCGGCCACGTTCGGTATACCCAGGACCTCTTCCAAGGTCTTGCCTTCGGCGGCGGCCATGATGTCAGGGCTGGTGTCTTTCTTCAAGATCTCCGCAGCCGTAGCGGACATGGCGGCATCCCAACGGAAGTCGCGCATTCCAAAAACGATGTCCGCGATACGCTCGGCCTGGGAGACGTTCGGAAACCAACCATTCTGTGGTGAAAGGACCGCGATGAGTGAGGCGCCCTGCATCTCGCTGATACCGTAGCGTTCGGCCCAGGTCTCGATGGTCTTCCGGCCACCGTCATACCAGAGCTTGGCCCGAGACCGCATGTCCGGGTCCATGGCGTCATGCAGGAAAAGCAGGTTCGAGACAACGTGGTCGATGAACATCTCGGCCTGCTTGGCCGGCGTCTTGGCACCCTTGCCCTTGGGCTTGCGCATGTTTGGCGTGGCCAGCAGGGCCTGCATGTTCTTTTCGAGCGTCTTCACGTCCGACAAGGCCACGTTGAAATCAAGCGTCAAGACTTCGTTCAGTGGATCCTCGACTGACTTCACAGCGGAAGGCAGCCGGGTCGAGAGGGACTGGTAGAACGTGTCGCTTATATCTGTGTATCCGGTCCTGTCAGGGTTTGTCATTTCCCGGACATCGAAGACCTCAGAGATGAAGGCACCCCCGTCTTTCTTCTTGGAATAACCAACGACGGAATCGTACCCTGCCCGGCGTACCGCGTGTGCGACGATGTTTTCCTGTATCGCATAAGCCAGCGTGTTGCCCTCACGGCTGTTGATGTAGATCTCGTAGGCGTCAACCGTGTTTGCCTCGTACTTGTCCAGCAGTGCCCGGATATTGGCCACCTTGGCCTGCTCTTTAAGACCCCAGCCTGACACGGCGGACAGAACGTCCTCGCGCATTTTGCTGTACGCTTTCTTACCAAAGATTGAATCGTATGCGGCTTCTGGTGCCTTTCCGCCTGTGGCGCCTTTCACGAACAGGGGTGCCCGCAGCAGCGTGCGCCCTTGGACCTTTACTGTTCCACCATAATTGTTTTTCCCACCACGATAATGCTTTTCCTGCGCGGAACCGGTGGGCAGATAGAATACCCCCGTCCGGACTGAGGTATCGCCTGTCTGTTCCTCTTTCTGGTACCGTGTGAGATCCAGCTCCACTCCGTCTGCCAGAAGCTCTGCCCCAGGAGTGTTTGCAATAGCCTCACCAAAAATTGGGTCTGTGGGGAGTTTGGTCTCATAGTTCAAAGAGCGAGCAACATCGGGCGGTACTTGATGCAAAGACTGCGCAGCCAAGGCCTCCTGTTCCACCCCTCTCTGGATCTGTGGGCCATACTTCTGCCAGAGCTGCATGGGGGTGAACTGCCCCTTTGTCAGCCTGGCCATGGCCCCAAAAGATGCTGCGACCGTCCCCGCGTCCTGCCTGGCCGTATCCTTCACCAGACCTGTGGCCTGCCTCATGGATAGGACCTCGTCACGGATGGTCTGCATCTCGGCCTCATGCGCCGTGGTCGCCTCGTGGTCTTCCTTGAACATCTGGACCGCGTTGGCCATTTCTGTCTGAAATTCCACTTCGGCCTGCACGCGCTCATTCCTGGTCAGGCCGTCCTCGGACAGCTTGCGGTCACCTGCGTACTGTGCGGCAAAGGCCGGGTCGGACGCTACGGCTGCAGCATAGTTCTCCACAGGTACGGCCACGACCTGCCCGGCGGACAGCGCCGCCTGGTAGGCGTCCATGCTGACTCCGAGCTGGTTCAGCGTACCGGTCAGGACAGCCATGTCCGCCCCGGGGTTTGTGCTCCCCGTATTGGTTGCAATGGCCGAAGCGGGGATGAAAATCTCCTGGATCTGGCCGCCCTCTTTCAAAGTGGCCACGGCCTCCTGGTAGAGCTGTGGGTCCATCTTCGCCAGGTTGCTCTGCTCCATGTTCTGGGTCAGAGCGTCGAGGATATCAAGCTCCTGCTCCTTGGCCCGGGCCAGCGCGACGTCCCTGCGGAGCTGGGAGCCATGGAGCCCACCACCCATGAAGAAGGCGCCGACCATGACATCCACGTTCTTGAGGGAATCGAGAGTATTGCCGAGGGTGGTCTCGACGTCGTCACCGCGAGCGATGGACGACAGGAAAGCCTGCGCGGGCTCTTCCGCGTATTCGGTCAGGGCCTCGGTGGTCCCTGCCACGCCTCTGTTGTAGAGGCGGGAGAGAAACGACTTGGCCACGTTGGCCGACATGATCTTATCAAAACCGATCTGGTTCAGCTTGCCGACGATGGTACCGAAGATCGGAGTCCAGAACCCAGCCTGCGCCGGGTCCACCCCTTCCTCGATCAGGTCCTGGTACATGGACGCCGCTTCCTGGAAGCCGCCAATGACGCCAGTGACCACGGAGCTGCCGCCTGTGGCAGCGGCCCCGAGGACCATGGGCACGAAAGAGACCAGAGCGTCCCCTGTCTGGGTCATCAAATATTCCGGATCAGCGAGCAGCTCCCAGTTTCCCCACAGCGGCTTCTGCACCTCTTCTGACGGAGAGAGGTATTCTTCCATGTACTCTTCGACCGGCTTGTTCTGGTCATAGAGCCACTGCTGGATATCACCAAACAGCCCACCGGCCTCCATGCCTGTCATATCCGCCAGGCCCTGCGCGGCGGTATCTATCTGCCCCGCAACCATGGCCAGGGCTTGGTTGGTGGTCACCGCGAGCTGGGGGCCAACCTTGAGCAGGGTCTTGGGGATCGTCATGGCCGTGTTGCCGCTCTTCTGCAGGAACCGCTCGAGGTCTGCCAGGCCCTGGATATCATCCTTGGACGCAGCCAAGTGGTGTGGGCTCTTATGAATAAAAGCACGCACGCCAGGAGAGCCCACGAGGTTCTCCTCGAGGCCGGCCACTTCGAGCTGCAGCTTTATGTCGTCACGGTTGCGGGCCACAAAGCCAGGGTCCTGTCCAGCTTTCCTGGACATATGGATATCCTGCACGGCCTGTGGGGCCTGCATGCCTGCAGCCTGCCTGGCCATGGCGCCCGTGGTAGCCGGGTCCATTCCGGGAGGGAAGATGTCAGGCAAATCAGACTGTACCGGCTTGGGGTCGAAAATTCCTTCAACAGGAAAAAGATCGGGGAGTTGAGACACGCAGCCTCCTATCTCATGAGCTGGGGTTTTCCATCCGTGGGCTTGGCCAATTTGCCTATGCCTGCCTCGAGCATGCCGCGATAGTACCCGCGCATGGCCAAAGTCTCATCTCCGTACTGTCTGACCCAGGCATCCCGAAGGGCAGGGTTCGCCTGGAACTTGGCACGCACCTGGGCGGTGATGGTGTCATCGAGATCAGGCAGCCAGGTCGGATCATTCAACGCCTCACCATATGTGAGGTTTTTCCCATAATTCCATCCGCCGCCGCGCTTCTCGCCTGACGTGTGCCACTTGTCCGCCAGTTTCTGCAGGTAGGTAGGATCGTCCGCCCGGTTCGTGTCGCCAACCTTACCCGTCGCCCACTGCTTGAACTCAAAGAGTTCGCGCTTTTGGGTGTTGTTCAGCTTGACCGGGACCTTGCCATCGTTCTGGATGCCATTGGCCACGAGCCACACATTCTTGAGGTCCGTGTCGGAAACCTTCTGCTTGCCGGCAAGAAGGGATTCCAAGTTCTTGAGATCCCGCTTGGAGACCTTGGCGGCCATCTCGTTCTCGCGCAGACCACCCGGATTGTTGACCTCCCCATAGACAATCTTTTCCGCCAGGTCCTCATAGGCAACCGGGTCCGTTCTGAAATGCAGACCCTCAAAATTCGAGTATTCCTTGTAGCGCCTTGTGGCCGCAGCTTTCACGGGACCTTCCGGCAGGGACCGGACGAAGTTGTACTGGGCCGCCAGATCGCCGTCCAGCTCGTCCACCTGATCCATGACCTGATAAATGGCCTCCTGCCTGGCAGCGGTCTGCTCCGCTTTACGAGAAGCGTAGAGCGCATTGAAAGTCTGCTTGGCCACCCGGCGGACATCAAGATCCTCGACGTTATCCATGAGGTGCTTCATGGCACCCTGTTTGTCGAACCCCTGCGCCAGCATGGACTCTGCCAGCGCGTCAGCCTTGTCTGCCACCTCTGCCGGGCGCAGAGCATCCTGCACCTTGGCCTTGTCCTCCCCAGTCATGCGGTCGTCATCCATGACCACGCGGGCTATACCGTACTGCCCATTTTTGACGTGGCGCAGGGCCACATTCTTGATGGTGTCAGACTTGCCCAGGCGGACGACTTCTTCCGTCTGCTCCGGAGAGAGCCCTCTGTACTGGGCGGCCAGGCGATAGTTCTCTTCCATACGGGAGATGCCCGCATTGACCTTTTCCGGGTCCGTGTAATTGAGCAGGGCATAGTCCGCCTCGCTCTTGGCTACAGACTGGTGCGTGGCGATGAGGTCATTCCTGCGCTCAGTGGCCTCGTGCCTGGCCACGCTGGTCAAGGACTCCCGGGAGACGGCCTGGGCTTTCATGGAAAAATATTTTCTCTGGTCGGCTGTCAGCTTCCCACCAGTCTCCTGCTCCATCTCAAGCAAAGCCTGCTTGGCTTCCTTGGTCAGACCGAGTGCAGAGCCACCCAGGCGGCCATAGGCGCCAGATCCGGGAGAGCCATCGCCGACAAGGTAATTGCTGACCTTGTTATGATAATCCTGGTATGCCTTGGTGACGGCCAGCTCATCCTCTTCCTTCTTCATGCGCTCGGCTGCGGCCAGCATCTCACGGCCCAGCTGGTTGATATTCTGGCCGGCTCCCTGGAGCGCACGGGCATTGCCTCCACCAAACGTGGTCTCGTTTACGTCGAAGTTTTGTTTGGGCGCGTTCAGACTGACAGACTGCTCACTGAATCGGCGCTCATATACAGGAATCTTTGGCATCCTTTTTCTCCTTACAGACCGGACACTCGTCTGCCGCCCATGTTAAATCCGCCGCCTGTTCCTGTGCTTGTGCCCCGGGCGCCGCCGACGTTGAATCCGGAAGAGCCCCCGCCACTCATGCTCATATATCCCATGCCCGCCTGCCCAGCGCCCTGCAGCAAAGTGCCGCCGGCAGCCAGAAAGGGATTGGTCTTGGACATTCCGTAGAGCTTGCTCTGGGCCTTGTAGTTCGTGCCCTGCACGCGGTTGCGCCAGGCTTCCATCTTGCCCTCGTTGAGCAGCGCCATGGCGTCCAGCTCGCCCTGCATGGCCGTGTCGAGCGTCAGGTCAAGGAAGGAGCCAGAGTCTACGACAGCACCAGACGCGCCCGCTCTGGCCCGCTGGGAGCCGATCATGATCGCTGTCTTGCGCCTCTGGGTCTCCGCGTTCCTTTGGCCCTGCTGCTCGGCGTACCTCGCTTCCATCTCGGCAGTGGCCGCATTGTTCGCCGCCACCTTGGACTGATAGTCTGCCTGTTTGTTCGCGGCCTGGGCCGCCTGATACTGGCCCAAGGCTGAAACGCCTGTGCCTATGAGAGTGGTCGCGATAGCTATTGGTGCAAGTGCTGCGCCCATGATTACCTCCAGAAACGTGTGAGACGATGCCCGGTCGCGGATATGACCGGCTCGGCATCGAAGGTGAAACCGAGCCAGTCCAGCCATCGGATAATGCGCTCGTTACCAGCATCGACAAAATTATCCAACTGTCTGTAATGCTCGTCGAAAACCCCCAGCAAACGCTTGCACTCGCGAGCGAAAGCGATGGGATACTTTTCGGCGTTGCAGGACGCGATGAGCCAGCAGCA